TGTGCTATGTCTACACAAACATTAAAGATGGGTATAGAAAATATGTTAAAGTATTATATACCTGAAGTATTAGCAGTAGAGGGAATAGAAGACCCTAATTCCACAGTGAGTCCATATTATCAATGACACTAAAAGCTAGAATTTATTTAAAGTTATCATCATCTATATGCAAGGTAGGTAATTATTTTTGGCATAAACATGTTAAAGAAATACGAAAACAACAAATGGATTTAGGGTTTAAAAGAATATGAATTTAAAAAAACTACAAGATGAATTAGCTAAAGATGAGGGTATAAAATATGAATTGTACCTATGCACAGAAAATCATTTAACCGGAGGTATAGGGCATCTTATCACAGAATGGGATGCAGATTACTATGATAAACCCATAGGATATCCTGTATCTGAAGAACAAGTTAATGAATGGTTTGAGAGAGACATAGCAACAACTATAAACGATTGTAAACTATTGTTCTCTCAATTTGATAACTTGCCTGAAGATATACAGCATGTACTAGCAAATATGTGTTTTCAACTTGGTCGACCAAGACTATCCAATTTTAAGAACATGATTGCTGCTGTAGAAAATAATGATTGGGAAAAAATGGCAATCGAGATGGAAGACTCTCGTTGGTTCAGACAAACAAAAAACAGAGCCAAACGTTTAATAGCAATCGTTGACAGGCAAAACTATAGAGAGAATATTCCAGCATGAGTAGAACATTAACAGAAAGACAACAAAAGTTTCTAGCTGTTTTATTTGATGAAGCAGGTGGAGATGTTGTAGCTGCAAAAAAACTTGCAGGCTATTCTGAGACTTCAAGTACAACAGATATAGTTAAATCTATGAAAGATGAAATACTAGAAGCTACACAATTATTTATGAGTAGAAATGCACCTAAAGCTGCCATGGCTATGGTGGGTGGTCTATATGACCCTACTGAGTTAGGTTTAAAAGATAAGATGATGGCAGCTAAAGAATTACTAGACAGGACAGGCTTAGTGAAGACTGAGAAGATGCAAGTAGAAAGCACTGGTGGTGTTATGCTCTTACCTGCAAAGAATGATGGATAGAAGTGTAGGCAAGTGGAAGTTACCACAACCAACAGACTTAAAAGATGAAGACCACAAAGATTGGATACAAATACCTAGAATAGCTAGAACCATTCCTTTTGGTTATAAGATAAACGATGAAGACCCTGACTTACTTGACCCAATACCTTTTGAGTTAGAAGCTATAGAGATGGCTAGAAAGTATGTAAAACAATACTCCTATCGTGAAGTAGCTAATTGGCTAACAACAAAAACAAATAGAATAATATCTCATGTGGGTTTAAGAAAAAGGTTAATACATGAAAGACACCGTAAGGACAAAGCTCGAACTCTTAGAAAGTGGGCAGCTTATGCCGAGAAAGCAATCGAGAAGGCGAAAGCCATCGAAGAAAAAACAACAGGTGCAAGAGCCTAATATACAGGAAGTTTCGGATGTAGAGGCAGTTCCTGTAGAAGAGCAAAACATAATATTTAAACCTAATGCAGGACCTCAGACAGAGTTTCTTGCAGCAGGTGAAAGAGAAGTTTTATATGGTGGTTCAGCAGGTGGTGGTAAATCATATGCTATGCTTGCAGACCCTTTACGTTACATGGGTCACCCATCATTTAGTGGGTTGCTACTGCGACACACAACAGAAGAACTTAGAGAACTTATATTTAAATCTAAGGAAATGTATCCTCAAATATGGAAGGGTATTAAGTGGTCAGAAAGAAAGATGCAATGGGAAGCACCATCAGGTGCAAGATTATGGATGTCATACTTAGACCGTGACGATGATGTACTTCGTTATCAAGGTTTGGCATTTAGTTGGATAGGGTTTGATGAATTAACCCAATGGTCTACTCCGTATGCTTGGAACTATATGCGTTCACGTTTGCGTTCTACTGCACATGATTTACCTGTGTATATGAGAGCAACAACTAACCCGGGAGGTCCGGGTCATCAGTGGGTTAAGAAAATGTTTATTGACCCTGCACCATACGGAAGAAGTTTTGATGCCACAGATATTGAGTCAGGTAATGTCCTTACCTATCCAAAAGGACACAGTAAAGCAGGACAAGCATTATTTAAAAGAAGATTTATACCTGCAAGATTATCGGACAACCCATATCTCGCAGAGCAAGGTGACTATGAAGCAATGCTTCTATCCTTACCTGAACACCAACGTAAGCAGTTGCTTGAGGGTGATTGGGATATTAAAGAAGGTGCTGCTTTTACTGAGTTTGATAGGAATATTCACGTTATTGAACCTTTTGCAATTCCAAGAAATTGGGTTAAGTTTCGTGCTTGCGACTACGGTTATGGTTCTTATAGTGGTGTGTTGTGGTTTGCTATTTCTCCAGATGAGCAGATTATTATATATCGAGAGTTGTATACTCGCAAAGTCCTTGCCACAGATTTGGCAGATATGATATTAGACGCAGAGGCTGAGGATGGAAATATTAAGTACGGTGTGTTGGATAGTAGCCTTTGGCATAAACGTGGGGATACTGGTCCATCTCTTGCAGAACAGATGATTATGAAAGGGTGTCGTTGGAGACCATCAGATAGAAGTAAGGGCAGTCGTGTATCAGGTAAAAATGAAATACATAGACGTTTACAGGTAGATGAGTTTACAGAACAACCTAGACTAGTGTTTTTTAATACTTGTACAAATATGATATCACAACTGCCTGCATTACCATTAGATAAAAAAAATCCTGAAGATGTGGACACAAAAGCAGAAGACCACTTGTATGATGCGTTAAGATATGGTATAATGTCAAGACCAAGGTTTAGTATATTTGACTATGACCCAATGGGAAGACCTAGTAGTAGTATGCCAATGGCAGATGCAACATTTGGATATTAAGGATAAAACATGGCAGAACAAGACGAAATAATATTAGATGATGATTCTATATCATTAGAAGATGCAGAAGACTCTGCAGTTAGTGATGTGGGTGTAAATGGTATTATACCATTTGTAATGGAAAAATATCAACGTGCCGAAGACTATCGTCAACAAGATGAAGAAAGATGGTTAAGGTCATATAGAAACTATAGGGGGTTGTACGGAAGTGATGTTCAATTTACTGAAGCAGAAAAGTCAAGAGTATTTATTAAAGTTACCAAAACAAAAACTCTCGCAGCTTATGGACAAATTGTTGATGTATTATTTGCAGGCAACAAGTTTCCTATTAGCGTTGAGCCGACAGTTTTACCTGAAGGTGTTGCAGGGGATGTTAACTTTGACCCAAAAATGCCTGAAGAGCTTAAAGGAGAAACTGCGTTGTCTTCGCCTTATGGTTTTAAAGGTGATGGTATGGATTTACCGAAAGGTGCTACTGAAAAAACTTTGGCAGAAAGGCTTGGTCCTTTGCAAGAAAAGTTATCAGAGATTGATGGATTGGAAGAAGGGGTAGGTAAAACACCTACTTCAGTAACATTTAGTCCTGCGATGATGGCTGCTAAAGCTATGGAAAAGCAGATAATGGACCAACTACAAGAATCAGGTGCAAGTAAACAATTAAGAAATACTGCATTTGAAATGGCTTTATTTGGTACAGGTGTGATGAAAGGACCTTTTGCCCTAGACAAAGAATATCCTAATTGGGATGAAGAAGGTAATTATAGTCCTATATTTAAAACAATACCATCTACGTCACATGTGTCAGTATGGAACTTTTTTCCTGACCCTGATGCAACTAATATGGATGAGGCACAGTTTGTAATTGAAAGACATAAAATGTCTAGGTCACAACTACGTTCACTAAAAAGAAGACCTTATTTTCGTGGCAATGTAATTGATGAAGTTATAGAAGCAGGTGAGTCTTACGATAAAAAATATTGGGAAGATGACCTGTCAGATTACGCACCTGACTATGGTGTTTACAGATTTGAAGTATTAGAATATTGGGGAATGTGTGATGTCGATATGCTTGAGGAAAATGGTGTAGAGATACCTGATGACCTCAAGGAGTTTGATGAATTACAAGCGAATATATGGATTAGTAATGGTAAGTTAATACGAATGGTTCTTAATCCTTTCAAGCCTGCTACTATACCTTACATGGCAGCTCCTTACGAACTTAATCCATATTCTTTCTTTGGTGTTGGTTTAGCTGAAAATATGGATGATACACAGACATTAATGAATGGTTTTATGAGAATGTCTGTAGATAATGCTGTATTATCAGGTAACTTACTTATAGAAGTTGATGAAACTAATTTAGTTCCGGGTCAAGATTTATCTGTATATCCGGGTAAAGTGTTTAGAAGACAGGGTGGAGCACCGGGTCAAGCTATATTTGGAACAAAGTTTCCAAATGTGTCAAATGAAAACTTGCAGTTGTTTGATAAAGCAAGACAACTAGCAGATGAAAGCACAGGCTTTCCATCATTTGCTCATGGGCAGACAGGTGTAACAGGGGTGGGTAGAACTGCTTCAGGTATATCAATGTTGATGAACGCTGCGGCAGGTAGTATAAAAACTGTAATTAAAAATGTAGATGATTACTTATTAAAACCATTAGGTGAAGGTATGTTTCGTTTTAATATGCAGTTTAACTTTGATAAATCTATACGTGGTGACTTAGAAGTTGTTGCACGTGGAACAGAAAGTCTTATGGCTAATGAAGTGCGTAGTCAAAGATTGATGTCTTTTCTACAGGTGGCATCAAGTCCTGTGTTAGCACCCTTTGCTAGATTTAATTATATCATTAGAGAGATAGCTAAGTCTATGGAGCTAGACCCTGATAAAGTTACAAACAACATGGATGAGGCTGCTGTACAAGCAGAACTACTAAAAGGTATGCAAGGCATGATGCCTGAACAACCCCAACAACCACAGGAAGGGCAACCTCCTGTAGGTGCTAACCCATTAGACCCCACAGGAGCAGGTGGTGGTAACATAGGTGTAGGACAAGCTCCTATACCAAACGAACAAGGATTTTCAGGAAATGATGGACAAGCAGGTGCTACAGCAAATCAAGCCGCTAGTGAACAACCTCAAGCTACTGAACAGCTTCAATGATTACATTGATGTACTAATAGAACAACAACATAAGGCTTTAGAACAGACAGATAATGTTGTAATGATGCATAGGTCTCAAGGAGCTATTGCTGTGCTAAGAAGACTAAAATTACTAAGGGATGAAGTAAATGGCTAAAGATGATAATACTTTTATGAAAGGTGTTCAAGAAAGAATAGGCACAGATAAATACATAAGAGGTGTAGGAGAAATAGATTATCAAAGACGCACAGGTAAAGACGATGGGGATACATCTATGTTTACTCCTGAAGAACTTAGGAGATTAATTGATATTAGAGAAAGACAAGATGCTAAACTAAAAAAAGAAATAGAAGATAAAGAATTAAAAGAAGCTGTAACAAAAAAACAATCTAAAGGTGGTTCTATGACAAAACAAATGGAACTATTTAATGAAGGTGGACTGAAAGAGGAAGGTGGTACAGTAGACCCTGTATCAGGTAATGATGTTCCTATAGGTTCAACAAAAGAAGAAGTTAGAGATGATATACCTGCACAGTTAAGTGAAGGGGAGTTTGTATTTCCTGCTGACGTAGTTAGATATATAGGTCTTGAAAAGTTAATGAAACTAAGACAAAATGCCAAACAAGGTTTAAAAGCTATGGAAGATATGGGTCAAATGGGTAATAGTGATGAAGCTACTATGCCTGATGATTTACCTTTTGATATGACAGACCTTGACATTGAAGACGAAATAGAGTATAATAGGGGTGGAGTTGTTGAAGCACAACAAGGAACATACGTTGCACCTACAGTTCCAACTCAATACAAAAATGAAAGTATAGACACAACTAGTCCTATGGGTATGCAACAAATACAGTCAGGATTAAATACAGGTGTAACAACACAAGCACCTTACACGCCTAATTTAGGTCAACTATATGCACCACAAACACAGCCTTATGCACCTGTAACTTACACACAGTTTTTAGGACCTAGTGCAGCAGGAGCACCACAGACAGAAACAGTTAGATACTTTAACGAAGCAACAGGTCAGACACGTATGATACCTCATGTGGTTAATCCTGATGGAAGTAGAGGTGCTACATTATATCCTGTACCTGAAGGATTTGTAATACAAGAAGAAGCACCTAAAGAAGAGGCTAAGAAGACAACAGCAACACCTACAGCTAAAGTACAACCTGTTGAGTCAGGAGACGATGGTGGCGAAGATGGTAGTAAAACATCTGCAGTTGATTTAACAGGTAATCCACTTTCATATACATCTGTGTTTGGAGGTGACGCACTTGATAAAACAATGTCAAACTACTCATCTTTACAAAGAGGTTTATTTAATCTTTATGATGCAGGTAGTCGAGGAATATCAGGTAAAATAAATGCTAATAATGCTATATTATCTGCAGGAAAAATTGAGCTATCTAAGATAAGAGCTAATATA